GCCTTGTTTGAGCAATCCCTCCAGAGCATGTATTTCAGCAATTAAAGCTTTCATTTCTTGAGCCTCAAAGTTCCAAGTTACCATGCCACCCAGTAAAGCTCTCTTGTTCTTAAACACAAGACATCCGGGTAAGCCAGTGGAAGTGCCTAAAGGTATCCCTTTAGCTCCATTAGCCCCAACAAAAGCCTCCTGCGTAGACCACACTCTCCCTTGAAAAGAATCCGTGGCTTCAGCGAAAGGCCGCATAGCAACATTAACAGCATGATAGAAAAACTTCGTGTCAATACTCAAAATGTCACCAGCATAAGGACGTAAAGCCTCAACCATAGGAAACTCCATATTTCCATCAGGATCCAAAAAAGGAGCCAATCGCATGGGTCTCAAATTGAAGTTGGGCATAACATCGTCCAAAATGCCTTCATGCTCGACAAACGTTTTAACAAACGCCGTCTTCACTGGGGATGATACAGGCACAGTAATTTCACCAATACCTGTGAACGAACCAAACCACCCAGCTTCCTCATGACCTACATTACCGGAAAAAGGCATACGATCTGTCTCAATTATGTCAAAACCCTTAGGCCTGACAATACCAGTTTGCTCACAAGTCTCAGAAAGAGACAACTGAGCATTCACAGGATCTTGGGTTCTCTTCTTGAGCCTTAAATAAAGCTCCTCAATAATCTCCTGCGTGACGACAGTGGCATAAGCTTGGGCAAATCCAAGATTGGCGCCAGAAAAGAATCTGGCTCCAACATGTATACCTCCCCAAACTCGACAATCAGTCCTCTTCGAGTCCTGCAGACACAAACTTGCTCCACAATCACCCTCAACAGTGCCAGCCTCATACTGGAACCATTCTCTGTGTCTAGTCTTCCCAATCAAAGTTGGTGCAGTGCCGTAATGAAGCTTGTTGCTCAAATAGCCAATACGCATATCATAGTCAACCAACTCACCATTAGCTTCGACACGGGCTGTGTCTAACCTACAGGGCAGACCGGCTACTTTAACCAGATCGGACCTTTCCAACGTGAAAGGTCTAATATCTCTTGCCAAAGAAACTAAGCCAACCATGCGTATATAACACAAATCCCTTTCAGGCATCTCTTCTCTTGGGTAAGCCAAAAAGTGTGAGACTTTGACCCTTACAACAAAACCAGCGCTCCGACACGACCGAAATAACAATTCGTCGTCTCCAGTGATAATGTTAGCTTTCATAGCCGTTTGTATGCGGTCTATGAAATGTAAAGGAAAAAGGGCGTAATCCTGATGAGTATAAGTAATCTGTCCAATAACGGAATGAGTACCATCGGATTGTTTAATAATCAACTTGAAAGTATTGTTGTAAACAAAACGGTGTTCACCTTCATCAATAGTGCCTCCTTGTTCTCGCATCTTGCCAAAACGCATGGCCACAGACTTGGGCCTATTGCTTTGTTCTTCAATCTTAACTCCAAAGAAGTTCTCGGAAACCCAATTCCAAAGGGCAAAACAAATCTTAACCAATAAGCAAATGGTAGCCACACCAACAGCAAAAAGAACGGGATTTTCCTTAGCAAACGTGTACGCCGTGGAGACAATGGTCTTAAACGCCTTGGACACATTAATGGTAAAGCTCTTAAACTTTTCCGCGCCCAACTGTAAAAGGGAACACTCTTCCAACGGGTAACTCTCACATTTCCCTTCCAAATACTCAGACCAAGCAGTGGTGGCGCTCTTCGCATCATCATCCTCGTCAATAGGAAAAGCTGGCACCTTGCCAGCCTTCTTCACTTTCTCATCATAGGGACTGTCAAACACGAGTTTCTTCCCACTCACCTTAACTTCCTCTGCATAAGGACTGTTCTCAACAAGTTCGGAAAAACCACCAGCTTGTTGCTGAATGCCAAGTAACTTAGCTCTCATATCCTCTGGGGTGGGAGCTGAACTCAAAATGAGTTTAGCTGAATCCAACGCAGTGATATGAGAATCACGTCTGGCAGCCAATCCGTCTATCATCTCATAAATGAGCTTATAAAACGGCAAACCAGCGCCAGGCTGTCTCTCGACAACACCAGCATTGCTCCATGAAGTGGGATACAATTCCCAAATATACCAAGGGAAGGCAGTTATGGTCGTGCGATCGGTCGCCTCGCGGCATTTCTTCAATTCACGCTCAAGAGCTGCATAATCCAGCTCGTGACTTCCTTGTTTACGATACTCCGGCTTAACACACACTTCATAATGAAGATCAACTCTCCTCTCAATAGCTGGTGGATGTAACATGACCTGGGCCGTGTTACACTCATCCAAATGCGTGAGATTTGTAGTCATCAAAATGATCTTGGAAGAAAAAGGGAAAGCTCCCTTATTCTCACAAGATGCCATGTTACACAAAGTAGTAAAACTTGAGTAATACGTCATCAAATCCAAAATTCCATTTGACGAATCTTGAGGAGTCATTTTCTTCATCATGAAGTCATCCAGTAAATAAACTGGTTGACCATGGTAACCCTCCATATATTCAGAATTAAAAGGTTTAGCAAATATCAACTTGCTGGCCTCCTTCTCAGTCATGGTAGCTGACACCTCATTGGCTTGTTTAAGCACAGTAGTAGACAAATTCTGGACCATAGATGTCTTGCCAACACCCGACTTTCCATACAACACAACACTTAAAGGCTGTTGTGTATAGCCGCAATTTGCACCAACCACTCTCTTGAGTGGCACGGCCAAACGGACACACGTGCGTATGCAAGTGTCAAGCATGGGACAAATCTCTTTATGTCCTTGATACAATCGCCGAAGCAATAAAGCTTCTGCGTGCAACTGATTAATTCGGGTCAAACGAGCTTGTGGAGAATCAACATGATCCTCTTTAAGCTCATTTATCTCGACCTCCTTAATCTCATCCATCATACGAACAATCTCTTCACCGTATTTCTGGGCAAATTTAATCTCTGGCAAATTCATCATCGTGCGTGCTCTGTTAATAACAATTTGCGCAGCATTGACGACCCACTCAAAAATAGAATTGAGACCATCAGTGCTACGCGGAATACAACCACACGCAGCCAAAACGGCCAAAGAATTGAATCCCTTCCAAGGCGCAACGCAATGTTTCACGGCCAAAACCGTCACAATAGCAGCCGCCATAGACGAAACTCCACTCTGTTGTTGAATAACCTCCTCTGAAAAGAAGGGCTTCACTTTCTTATAAAGCTCTTCTCCCAAATACATAGAAACCGCGGCACACACAGCTGTCCACAACATAGGTGGACATCGATCGCTACCTCTTACCCAAAAGGCAAAAGCAACGATCAAAGCTGCTGCCACTCCAATAGGAACATACTTACAAAAATTTTTGTAAATATCCTGGAACATATCTGTCACAGACTGAACCGACTCATTCAACGACATAGCAGCTGTAGCAACATTCTTAGAAGTTTCAGAAATTTCTCTCAAACCTCCACCAGTTGCGACGGCCCCGATGGCCATATTGGTTAAAGTTCCAACACTTTGAGCAGCGCCCACAAAAACACCTAAAGCACTTTTGAGTCCAGCTTGCTCAACAATTTCGGGCTCCAAAGCCTTTCCAACAGCTCTCACCTCAGGCAGAACCCGCAACATCTCGAAGCGGGTATAATAACCTTCGGCATTCATCGGCCACATATCACCCAAAGGACCACTTTGCTGGACCAAACGGGAATACTTAATATCGCGCCTAGCGCGTCTTTGTATATCCCGCATTTTCTCAGTGTAGGAACTTCGTGTCTCAGCGCGTTTTAATGCGGCTGCATCAGACCGAATCTTGTCCCTCAAAGCATGATTTATTGGACCTCTTTTAAAATCCCTTCCAGCCTTGTTACAAAGACCCATTTTCGCAGAAACAACCAGCTTTTGAGGTGCTGAAACCTTTCTTTTAATTTGTTCCATAAGTGATCGGGTGGTATATATACCAGTGGGTGTTTAAAGTAACACCAAACTTATAAAATTTGCACTAAACAATGTGTTACAACATTTCACTCCATTATCGTGCATAACAGAGAGCCACGTTTTAAAATACGTGTACTTAAAGCGCCAGTCTAAATAATATCAGTCGATTCGAATGAGCAATCCAGCTCGCCTAAAAAGGAACAAATCATCCTCGACTTCAACTCTCAGCGACCTCAACAATAAGACTAAAAGAATTCCTTAACGGCACTTAGGTGATAGCCGCACTTTAACGTAAAGTGTACGAAAAAATAGGACAACAAAAAATCATCCAAAACATTAACCTCTAACAATAAATATAAACCAATTCTTACAGTATGCGATAAAATAAAATTATAAGAGCTTGTACGAAACCCACTTCTCGAAAGGTTAGGCGTCCGGCGTACTCCGGTAGAGAAAACAGATGAATCAATCAAATATCCAAAAGCCCTCTCAGCTTGCCAATCAGCAGAATTAATCCTGTGACCAGCGGTTTGCAAGGTAAAATATCTAGGTAAAACCCTTGCTAGCGTTAATA